TGTTGTTTCGTTTTTGAAGGGCATTCATGTGATAATTGTAACTCTATTAAAAGGAACGATGTATGTATGGTTAAGTAATAATGCCGGGCTATCCGGTCGTCACAACTTACACGACGCGTCACTTTCGCCACTTTCGAGAGTGATTGTATATGTTGCGCCGAAAGGCGAATGATAAAAACGCTAAAACGCGAGTGTTTCAAACGAGGAAACAGAGGTCATCAGTTTGCGGCTTGGGTTAAACGTAAGTTTGGTACGCTAGTGATACGCAGAGAGACCAGTTATGGCGAAGGTGTATCACTTCCGTGTGTTATATGTCGAAAGGTCATAGATAAGCATGGCATTCGTTGGAAAGCATACGATGGAGAGACCTGGATAGATAGTTTGAACACAAAAAATATACCCAAATCGAAACCAACTAATAAACAACGTCGAATTCTAAGGTTTGGGCTTAATGATGAGTCCAAGTGCTGATTCAAGATTGTTCTGGTTTCGTTTGAGTGGTTTATCTCTCTTTAATTTGAGTGTCTCGTTTTTACCGGATGCACTCTTTATTTCATCCATCTTTTTTGTGTTTGAAATAATTGGTATTAACCGGTCTTCATGAGGTTTCATGTCTATTTCTTTGGGTTTTTCTTTGTCGACGACGCTATTATTCCTAAATTCTTCTATAGTGAGGTCCCCACCAAACACATTGAGTCTTTCACGTAGAGGTGCTATTGTTATCGAACCAAGTTTGTTGTATAACTTTTTTCGCATAATGATAATGTTACTGCATATGATACCTCCACGTGTAATTCCGTATTTATCTATGGCGTATCTTTTCATACAACTCCAAGAACAGAATCCACCGCATGTATAAAATTTACTACGTTTATCATCGTATTTATATGGGAGTTTCAAAGTTTCACCTTCAAATGGATGACAACACCACCAACACCACATACATTAAAGGAAATGGTAGTCTTTAAGTGTTATTTTTTTCTCAGCACAAAACAAACAACATGGGTGGTGGAGGAAGTAGTACCATCAACCAGGAATTCAACATGAGTGTTGTGAATGATGTCATGTACAATTCCGTGACCAATAACCAATCCGTCAATGAAAACTTATTGCAGATCCAACAAGGTATGGAACTCAATATATTGAAATCTGTCGGATGTAATATAAGTACCAATCAAGAGATTACATCAAGTTTTATGGCGACGACTAAACAAATTACAGAAAGTTTCCAATCCGTTGAAAATGATATCGTGAGCGAACTTCAAGCACAGGCGTCGGCGGCACTCGATAAGCAAACACAAGCGGGGAACATGCAATTCGGTGACAGACAAAACGTCAATCAAAAAATTAACACAGAAATAGAAAACATCGTGAAGACCAATCTCGAAACCAATAACCTGACGAAAACGATAAATCAAGCTGTTTATGTTCAAGACCAAACAATTAACATTGGTGAAGTATACTGTTTTAATGGCGAACAACTTTCATTCAAACAGAATATTTCGGCCGATCTCGCGGCACAAGCTGTCGCGAAGAACTTACTTTCCGCTGTGACGACCAACAAAATGGCAAACGAAATCGTAGCCACGGGTGAAGCCACCGCCGCGTCCAAGGCTGGTGGGGCCGCCGAAGCCATTGAATCGGCTGGTGAGGCGGTATCGGGTGTAGTTGGTGCAGTCACCGGTCCCATGAAATTTGCGATCATTGGCGCGGTGTTGTCGTGTATTATGCTAATCATTGCCATGGCCATGATGGGCCTGTCACCCGCTGGTCAGAACAAACTCAAAACTGCCAACTTTTCTAAAATGAAAATGCCCGGTATGCGACGTTAATTTCATTTTTGTTCTCTGTGGTGTACTGTGACCACTAAAAACAAAAATACATTTACAAAGACTCGAGGTACGCGATCAATTTTTCACGATCACCCGACTTCACGAGTGGGATGATCCGAGCGAGTTTTTCTTCATCTTCAGTCAACTCTTTCGCCATGCCGTAGACGATGAATGGGTTGATAAACTTTTCAGGAGACGCTTCCTTCACGTACTTCACCGCCTTAGAATCACTTCCTTCCAAATTCTCTCTCATTCTGATGGAACCGAGCCACACGACCAATGCGATGAGAGAAACAAATAACAAAATCGTATTAAGTTTAGTGTTCTTCATTTACAGTAGATAAAGAAATAAATTTTCTTTAATTAAATGATTTTAAGTATAGATGTAGGTATACGAAATTTGGCCATGTGTCAATTTGAGGAAACATCTAATTTAGTCGTGAACTGGGATGTATCGGGTGTACCGCCTGAACACAAGGATGGTATATTCGTCTCCATGCGCAATCACCTCGATGAAAAGCCGTGGGTATTAGAATCAGACATCATACTCATAGAGAAACAACCGGATAGAAATAAGAAAATGAAGATGGTAGAGAATTTTCTTCACGCATACTTCGTGATAAGATGCCCCAAATCTGAAACGATCATTTACGACGCTAAATTTAAGATTCCAGACGTGTGTGGACCGGGTAAAGCCCAGTATCTTAAACGTAAAAAGGTATCCATCGAACGATGTGAGGCGTTTTTGAATAGCAATCCCGTGAATTCACACTGGCTTCCCATATTCAAAGAATCCAAAAAGAAAGATGATCTCGCCGATACGGTCATGCAAGCGATCAGTTTTACGAAGCGCACGGAACCACTGAAGAAGACCGTGAACAAAAAATTAGTGCCGAGACGCCCGAACCAAAATCAAAAAGAGACGAGATATTCTAAATCAAACTTAGCTTGGATTTACGTTAATAAAGTGGACTGTGAATGTCTAGAGAAGAACAAGCGATTCATGAAGGATCTCAAGAGATACTACAGGACCATCGAAGATATGAAAAAAGAATTAGATGAAAAATATCTAAAGTAAATTAATGCTCAGGTATGCGGCGACATTCCGAGAATTACCACGTGTACTGGAAATAATGCGTAACAGAGGTGAAAAGGTAATAGTTGATTACGCAAAAGAAAATTGTAAATCACGTGAAGCATATGAAATAGCTGAAACGACAAAAAGAATCATCACCTCGCTTCCCATTAATTCAATGTGTGCCATAAAACTTACGAGTTTTGGGTCGAGAGAAAATGAATCTGAAGCGAAAGATTATGCACATTCTATCATTAAATATGCGAAAACGCGTGGTGTAAAAATATGCATAGACGCAGAAGATGTGTTGTATCCCGAAATATGTTACGACATGATGGCGGAGCATAATACAGTGAATGACATCAATGTTTACAAAACGTATCAAATGTATAGAAAACACGCCATGCGAGAACTACTGTCTGATATAGACGACGCACACAAAGATGGATTTAAATTGGGGGTAAAACTCGTGCGGGGTGCATATTTAAAACGACAACCCGATTTACTCGAAACAAAGGCGTGTGTGGATAATCAGTACATGCAGAGTATGGCGTATTCTCTCGTGTGCCCACATGTACACACCATGCTCGCCACACATAATGAACGGTCGCTCAGATATGCAAAATGTTTTGACAAAGACCGTTACGTGACCGCACAGCTTTTAGGTATGGGTACAAACATAGGAATAGATTACAGGTATGTGCCAGTTGGAAATATGTTTGAACTCGCCCCGTACTTAATTCGGCGTCTCAAGGAGCGCATGACGTGGGATTAAAACGCCCATCGGCAAACAAAAACAAATAAGAAGTGCGTCCGGAAATTGTGATGATGTCATCACCACAAAATATACACCGTGTCGTCACACGACCGAATGGCAAGATTGGGGTGTGTTCGACGGTAAAAAAATACAAAGACGTTTGGTTTACGTCGTGAATGTCTTTAAAGATTTAAACCGTAGATGTACTAAATGCAAAGGGATGTCTTGGATCACGGGTTTGTTCGCCTCGTGGACCACATGCCTCGGGAAGATTTGGATGCGGCCATCGTACAATCCGCCCGAGTCTCGTATGGAGATGGGACTAAAACCTCAAGAGGAGATCGGGGACTTATTCGATATCTCCTTAGACACTGGCACACCACGCCATTCGAGATGGTCGAATTCAAGTTTCACATCAAAATGCCCATCTATATCGCTCGACAGCATATGCGGCACCGCATGGCCAGCATCAATGAACTCTCCGCCCGATACTCCGTCGTACCGAAACAGTACTACGAACCAGACGTTGTGCGTGGACAATCGCGAGTAAACAACCAAGGATCGGAAGGGGTCGTCGACGTGGGTGATGAATTGACGTCTAAGGTTTCCGAAAAACTCAATGAATCGTTTGAATTGTACCAAGATCTCCTCGATGGGGGTGCGTGTCGCGAACAAGCGCGTGGCAACCTCCCACAGTCGACATACACGGAATTCTATTGGAAGATTAATCTTCACAATCTCATGCATTATCTCCACCTTCGCATGGATGAACACGCCCAGATGGAGATCCGTGAATACGCCAACGCGATTTATGAACTCGTTCAACCGCTCATTCCGGTCACCATGGAAGCATTCAAGGACTTTAGAATTGATGCCATGCACTTGACCGGACCGGAGATCAGAGCCCTCGCCGGTGGTGAAAAGATTGAATCGCCGGGTGAGCGCAGAGAGTTTGAGGAAAAACTCAAACGTCTCAATATTAATTTGTAATCACACCCCAAAAAAAATCTTAAGAAATAGTAAATGTTTGTCATCGCGGCCTCCACATCAGCGAATATCACGTCCATGCGTAAAAAGTTCAAAAAATACGGTAAACAAATGAAGAAACAGCGCGCGGATGATTTTGTGACCATTCGTGAGCGTCTTTCAGAAATCGCGGAGGGTGAGAAGACTCGATCCCGTGAGATTTTGGAAAGTCATAAAGCTTTCTTTATGGATGAAAAGAAACCAAAGAAGGAAGAAACGTCTATCGATTTTTATAAGAAGTAAATGCAAACCACGCACTCATGATGGATAACAACGTAAACATAGGTAAGTGTTCTATCATATTTCCAGCGAGTACCGCAGTCAATACACTGTATTGTGTGTATCGCATCTCTTTCCTCGTCTTTTCTAACGACCTTTTCATAGATGTTCTGGATTCCTCCAAACCCAGAACAGCTGTACTTATGTTTCGTATGCGCGACGGCATTTCCATGGACGTGGAGAGCGCTTCTTGTATGTCGAACGATTCTATGAATTGATCCTTTATCATGGGCTCTAAATATTCATAATAATTGAAATTTTCATCTAATTTTATACACGTACCTTCGACGGTAGAAAATGCCTTCGCGAGATACACGAATGATGTCGGTATCAAGAATGGTTTTTTATCCGCGAGAGACGTGAGTATTTCGTCATCCAATGTATCATTTTTAAATGCATTCACATCCAATGTTTCGAGATAATTTAACGTTGTTTTGAAGAATATCTCTATGTCATCGGTATCGGTGGTCGTTGGAACTATGATCTTCAGTCGTGTGAGTGTGTCTACTAAACCCTTCGTGTCTCGGTTTATTATACATTTAAAGAGTTCTTGAAATCCCATTTTTAATTCATCCGAAATATCTATGACGAGTCCGAAATCGTAAAATACGAGTTTACCCTTATCCGAAAATCCCAGATTTCCCGGGTGTGGATCCGCGTGAAAAAGTCCCTTTTCCATGGTTTGAATCACGTACGATGTGATCAACGCTTCACAAATTTTCTTTGAGTTTACATTTTCGTCTGTTATTTCGGTGAGTTTATCCGACTTTACGTACTCCATGACTATCATGTCGTGCGTCGAAAACGATTCGTATACCTTGGGTATTTTGACCCATTTAACATCTTTAAACGCTTTTCGCATGCGTTTGGCGTTGTGTATCTCTTTTTCATAGTCGGATTCCGATAAAAGGTACTCTATCGATTCGTGTAAGACTTGACCGGAGGTCGCACCGGTATCTATGCCCACCCACTCTAAAAAATTAACAACGTCGATTATGTTATCTGTATCATTTTTCATTACGTCGTAGATGGCGGGTCTCTTTATTTTTACCACGACCTCTCTACCGTCGAGTAATCGCGCCATGTGCACCTGACCTATACTCGCAGACTTGAACGGTGTGTAATTAAACTCGGAAAATACATTATTGGTTTTTACAACATCTTTTACACATACCTCGTCTATCGGAGGTACATTATCCTGTAAAGATTCGAGCTGTCGCGTAAACTCTACAGGGTAAAGGTCTGCGCGGGTTGATACAATTTGGCCTAACTTTACAAAGGTTGGTCCGAGTTCTATTAATTGATCCCGAGTCCAGACACCGAGTTCGGATTGATTTTTTACAAAATTCTTCTTCCATAGGAATTCAACCGCGAACTTCCACGTTTTACGTTTCCGTTTTACGGGTGAAGGTATCTTCAGTGACGCACATGTCAGCATCCTTACATTATTTGGATATTTTATTCTTTAAAGTCATGGCGTTGTACAGCGACCCGTCCGGTAGGTAGTGTATCGTCGTGTACGTCATGCGATTCGGATCCCAAACATATTTAGTCGAGAGTTTCACTCTACTCTGTCTCACGGTTCTTTGAATCATGTCTTCTCTGCTTCCGACGACAACACCCGTGTGTCCCGGGACGACGGTTTTGAGCGCTCGTGCTAACATTGTGTTCATCTATACATGGTTGGTGGTAAATCTTTAATTCTGATAAAATTTAAAAAATAAAAAAATATTTTTTTCACTTTCTTTTTAAAGAAAAAAGTTTTGAAAAAATAAAAAAAGTTTTTTGTGTTTT